TGTAAGATCGTATTTACCAAAAAGAATGGTGAAACACGAATCATGCATGCAACTTTAAATGAAACCATGTTACCACCTCAAATTGATATTGAAGAAGCAATTCAAAAGAAAGCAAAAAAACCAAACGAAGAAGTGTTAGCTGTGTATGATGTTAATGCACCAGGATGGCGATCATTCCGATGGGACTCTGTAACAGACTTTAACGCGGAGTTTAATGGCTAATGAGTATGATTTATAAAGGCGAAGTAGTAGAGTCTGAGTTATCTGCTAATTCAAAAGGCGGTACAGAAATGATGCGCCAACGCCTACTGGATAATGTTAATAGCGAGCTTTTAGAGGGCTTCGCTATTCACTTTTCACGACCGCGTGATATTCCTTCTGATGTACAAAATATTCTTTATTGCCATGATTTAGCAGGCGATCCTGAAAATAAAGTACTTGAAAATAAGGGATGGGAAAAGTTTGACCACTTTGTTTTTGTATCAAATTGGCAAAGAGACCAGTACATTATGGCATTTGGTATTCCATATTCTAAATGTTCGGTTATTCCAAACGCAGTTGAAACTCGATATGATAGTGAAGAAAAAGAGAAATCTAACAGAATTCGTTTTATCTATCATACGACACCGCATCGTGGTTTAGAACTTGTCTATCCAATTATTGATGCACTATCAAAAGAATATCCGAGTATTCATTTAGATGTGTATTCATCTTTTGCTATCTATGGCTGGGCACAACGTGACGATCCATATGTGGAACTATTCACAAAAATTCATGAACATCGAAACATGACCTATCATGGGTCAGTTCCCAATGAAGATGTAATTCAAGCGCTTAAGAAGTCTCACATCTTCCTTTATCCAAATATTTGGCAAGAAACATCATGCATTGCACTCATTGAAGCAATTAAATCTGGCTTGTTATGTATTCATCCAAATTATGGAGCACTTCCTGAAACCGCAGCTAATGCTACAGTGATGTATGATTATAATGAAGATGCAGCCACTCACGCTAATTTGGCATATGCTATTACAAAAGGTGTACTAGAGCAAATTAAAAACGATCCAAATTTCCTAAATAGATTTACAACATCAGATCGATTTGCTTTGATTCCAAATGACATTGTTACCTTTGGTAATTTGTGGACGAAACTTTTGAGACAAAAGGGAAGTTAACAGTTGACATTTGCAAACACTTGTGTTATTATAGTATTTGTAAATTAATTGAAACGAGAAACAAAATGGCAATATTAGTAGACTATAACCAAGTTATCCTTGCCTCGCTATTTGCGAGCATTGGAAAACACTATGATGTGGCAGTTGATGAGAACATCATCCGTCACATGTTTCTGAACTCATTGCGAGCTAATCGTAAAAAGTTTTCAGAAGAGTATGGAGAAATCGTTGTTTGTGCTGACGGTAAAAATACCTGGCGCAAAGAAGCTTATCCATACTATAAAGCAAACCGCAAAGCTGGTCGTGATAAATCTGAACTCGATTGGAATGCACTATTTGAAATTATGAATAACCTTCGTTCTGAAATCAAGGAATACTTCCCTTACAAAGTAATCCATATTGAACATTGCGAAGCTGATGATATTATCGGTACAGTTATCCATGAACATGGATCTGAGCTTAATATTGGTTCTGAAAAGTTCCTTATTCTCTCAGCCGATAAAGACTTTATTCAACTTCAAAAGTATGCAAACGTAGATCAATACGATCCAATTCGCAAGCGCTGGATTCGTCACGACCAGCCAGCTCAGTACCTTGAAGAGCATATTCTTAAAGGTGATACAGGCGATGGTGTACCAAACATTTTGTCGCCTGATAACTGTTTAGCTGTTGGTGAGCGCCAAAAAGCAATGACTAAAAAGCGTCTTGCGTTGTACTCAAATGGTACTGAAAATATGGATGAGGAAACTCTACGTAGATTTTATCGTAACAAAATGATGATTGATCTATCTGAAATTCCTCAAAAGTATCAAGATCAAATTCGTGCAGAGTACAATGAAGAAAAGAGCATTGGCCGAGAACATCTGTTTAACTATTTTATTCAGAAAAAACTCAAGCATCTTATCACCGATATACAGGATTTTTAATAATGGCGGTACACAAATCAATTAGCGAAGTTGTTGCTGAAACTGGTAAATTAAAATCAACTAGTGAAAAGGTCGCCCACTTGCAAAAGAACGATAGCTTTGCATTGCGCACTGTTGTTCAAGCTACGTATGATCCTTCAATAGAGTTTTTAATTCCCAATACTCCTCCACCTTGGAACAAAAATGAATACGAAGACGAAGCTAAAGCTATGCTTATATCTGACTCCCGCCGCCTTCGCATTTTTGTAAAAGGCGGTGGATATGACAATATTAAGCAAGTAAAACGTGAATCACTTTTTATATCATTTTTAGAAGATATTGATAATGATGATGCAGAATTGTTGGCCAATTACATGATTTGTAAAAAGCCCTTTAAAGGTATTTCCTTAAAAGTAATCAAAGAAGCATTTCCACAACTAATTACAGAAACAGCATAATAGGTTAGAAGCATATGAGTAAGCGTAAATCATTCCGCGAAACATGGGACGACGATGAATGGGGAGATACCGACGACTATTCTTCAAAGAAAGAAAATCGTAAAAAGCAACGTAGAGAGAAGCGAAAAACAAAGCTTTCTGAGCGCTGGTTAGAAGACGATTTCAATCTTTCGAAAAAAAATAATAAGTAACACGGAAAATATATTATGGCATATAGTAATAGAACATGCACTGCATGCGGGTATAGAAGTATTCAACCAAACATGAAGCAAATTGAAATTGAATACAACAGCGGCTCATCGAATGCCGGCCTATCAAAAAGGGCAGTAGGGTTTGCATTACTTGGTGACAAGAAAGCAAATAACCAACTTGGTAATTGGATGAGTGGTAATAGCAAACGTAATTACATGCGTAAGCGCAAGGTTTGGGTTTGTAATACAGTTGGATGTGGTAGTAACGCACAGCACAACAAACAAGGCTTTGGCAAAACGTTACTAAAATTCATAACTCAATCTCTATTACTAATTGCTCTTTTTATTGGTGCAATATTGATATTCGCATAGAAAGGAATATATCATGGGTAAATTAATTGGCGGAATCGTAAAAATCATTTTAACAACCATTACATACATTCCATTTATTGGCAAGCCTCTTGCAAACGCAATAATCTTTATACTTGAAAACTTAATCTCACTAATCAAAAAGTTGCCATATATTATCGGGTTTGGTGTATTTGCTGTTTTTGCAGCTATATTTTTTGGAATTATTTGAAAAAAATAATAGGTAGTTGTTTTTAAACGATTCTTTTTTGTAATTAAATCAAATTAACTGTTGACAATACTGTTTTAATATGTTATATTGTTTATATAAGGTAAAACAAAAAGGATCTACCAAATGAAAAAAGTAACAAAATTCGACAAAGCAACTCTTAAAGCTCTTCGTGTTGAAATGCAAAATGTTCTTGACAAATTTGGCGCCAACTTGGAATTCGAAATTGGTAACATCAGGTTTGACTCAGCTGAAGCCGACATCAAGGTTAAAGCAAAAGTTAAAGGTGCAGAAACAGTAAGCTCCACTCTACTAAAGCAAATGGTTGAGATGGAAGGTCTGCATATGAAAAACCATATGGGTGATGAGTTGGTTGACTTTAAACCTCGCAACTATAAAATGCCATACGTTTATAAGTGTGGACAATCCGGAAAACTTTTCAAAGCTGAACTGAAAGCAATGCAACGTCGCTTTGGACCTATGATGGGTGTAAAATAAAATTAAAAAAGGGGGTTGACATTCAATCCCCTTTTTGTTATAATACGAATATAAAATGAAAGAAAGTGAAAATATATGCTAAATAATAAAGTAATCTTAACTGACGTAGACGGAGTTCTACTTGACTGGGTCCACTCATTTACACAATGGATGGAACGTCACGGTTACGTCCAAGTCGCCAATGGCGAAAACGAATACGATATTGGTACTCGTTTTAACTTGGAATTTGAGGAAAAGGAACGTCTAGTTCGGATGTTTAACGAGTCAGCTTGGATTCGTAAGCTTCCACCTCTTCGCGATGCTATTAAGTATGTACGTAAATTACATGAAGAACATGGTTACATTTTCCGTGTAATCAGTTCACTTAGTACTGACCCTTATGCTGGTCACCTTCGTACTAAAAACTTAATTGAAATGTTTGGTCCTACTGTGTTTGAGTCATATGTTTATGTAGATACTGGTGCTGACAAAGATGAAGTACTTGAACCATATCGTAACACTGGATGTTGGTGGATCGAAGATAAAGTCGAGAACGCAATTCTTGGCCGTACTCTTGGTCTTGATAGTATCCTAGTCAACCATCCTTTCAATAAAGATTCCTTCGTTGGTGACATGCCACGCTGTAATAACTGGAAAGAAATTTACGAAACTATTGTTGGCTAACACATCAATTATATAAATATAAGCATAGGTGATATACTATGCGGTAAGGAACCGTAATTTGGTTCCTTTTTTTGTAATTAAAATAGGAGAGTTAATGCCTACTTATACTTTTGAAAACATTGAAAATGGCGAGCGCTTTGACAAAATTTTGTCAATGGCGGAACGTCAAGAATACCTAGAAAAAAACCCAAACATTAAACAATTGATTGTGAGTCCACCAGCAATCGGTGACTCTGTTCGCTTAGGTTTAAGAAAACCTGACGACAGTTTTCGTGATGTGCTAAAGAATGTTAAAAAACATCATCCTGGTTCAATTAAAAAGGATGGTACAAAAAATAAAATTAACACATGGTAAAACACCATTAGGAGGTTTCATGGCAAAACAGCGAAGACTATCCCGTAAAGAAAAAAGAAGAGTAGAAAGAGAACAAGACCATATGATGGGCATCTTAAATCAGAAATTCGCAATGCGAAAGATTAACCCACTCACACCATCTCAATCTGACTTATTTAACGCTTACAACAGAGGATACAATCTAGCCGCCATCGGAACAGCAGGTACAGGAAAAACAATGTGTGCTACATACTTGGCACTCAATGATGTACTACAGAAAGGAGAGTATGAAAAAGTCGTCATAATTAGATCTGCAGTTCAGACGCGTGAGCAAGGTTTTATGCCAGGTTCACAGGCACAAAAAGAGGCAGTGTTTGAAGCACCATACACTGATATCACCAACGATCTATTTGGAAGAAAGGATGCTTATCAAGTTTTAAAGACCAAGGGAATGATAGAGTTCAAAACATCATCGTTTGTAAGAGGACTCACATTTGACAACGCAGTCATTATTGTAGATGAATGCCAATCAATGACATACCACGAACTTGATAGTATTATTACAAGAGTTGGAGAATCATCAAAGATTATTTTTTGTGGAGACACAAAACAGGATGATTTACAACAATCTCGAAATAGAGCAGATATCACAGGTTTGCACGACTTTATAAAAGTTTTAGATGCAATTAGAAGCTTTGACGTAGTTAGATTTGGCGTAGAAGATATCGTCAGATCTGGTTTAGTAAAAGAATATATAATTGCAAAGGAACAATTATTAGAAGCAGCTTAAGCTTTTAAGGGTGCCCGGTAATAGGGCATCCGCTTTAACAAGGAATAATTAATGACTATTTGCACAGTCACACCAAACGCTGACAAACAAATTAGCGAACTATGTAAAGAGAATAAATGCTATGCGATTACACTTAGCGTTAAAGGCGGTGGCTGTGCTGGTTTCGAATATGAGTGGGGTACCGCAAAGGCAGAAGACTTAGAACCAGGTGATGAAGTAATTACATGTAATGAAGGATACTTTGCGGTTAAATCTCATGCAGTCATGTTTTTAATTGGAACAGAAGTAGATTACGTTAAAAGTTTAGTTGGCTCAAACTTTGAAATTAAAAATCCAAATGCTCATAGTAGCTGTGGATGTGGTGTAAGTGTTAACTTTGATATGGATAACTTAGTACCGCAATTATAAGGAAAAGAAATGCCAGAAGTTTCAACAACTGCACATAGACATGTCGGTCATGCATCAAGAACCCCTAATCCAGAACATCGCACATACTATAAAGCTTCACAAGCAAAAGTGAAGGTAGAAGATAGAAATGTTATTAGAGCTGGCGATGAAACTATCTGTGGAGATCCAGTTGTTGGCGTATCTACTAAAGTATTTGTTGGTGGTAAAGGTGTTCATCGTAAAGGCGATGCTACTGGTGGCCATGAAACTTTTGTCGCCAATGCATCATCAGAAGGATCAAGTAAGGTAAACGCAGGTGGTTAATCCAGACTATGCTACGCTGTTACCGTTAATCGCGGCTGAAACAGATCCAGTACTCAAACAACAATTAATAGATCAATGCTACCAGTTTTTAGTTCCTCTTACTGATGCCGAAAGAGAACTATTTGAATATTCTAATTTTGATTATATTGAAAATAACCCAGGATATATTGAGCCATATGCAGTTGACGGCAACTCGCACTTATACGCTCTTCCAAATTATGTGGTCGATGGTTATATAAATATAGAAAACGGTAACGCACAAGATTTGTATGTGTTGGCCGACTATGTACTTGACGGATACATCGCATCAAGTGGAGGATCCATTGGAAGCGGTTTTGTTGCATATGTCGGTAAATACTACAACCAAGACGGGGAAACAACATAATGGCAATTACTAAACGCGGCGATAAGGGTAGTGCTTTAACATATCAGGAAATGGACGATAACTTCGATGCCATTACTCCAAGAACAAGCGAAACAGGTGCGGTTCAAATTCCTGCCGGTACAACTGGTGAAAGACCATCTGGATCCGAAGGCCAATTACGTTTTAACACTGCATCCAAACAATTTGAAGGATTTCAAGGTACTGTTTGGACTAGTGTAGGTGCAGGCGGCGGTGGTGCTGGTGCACCTGGTGCTCAAGGTGTTCAAGGTCCAGCCGGTAGTGGCGGTAGTGGCGACGGATTGCAAGGTGAAAGAGGTATTCAAGGTGCGGATGGTATTGCCATTCAAGGTGCTGATGGTGGACCTGGTATCCAAGGACCGGCTGGTTCTGTTCAAGGTTTACAAGGTACCGATGGTAACGATGGATTAGGAATTCAAGGTTCCGCTGGTACGCCAGGTCAACCCGGCCCGCAAGGTACTGCTGGCGATGATGGCGATCCAGGTGTACAAGGTCCTGCAGGTTCTGTTCAAGGTATGCAGGGTTTCCAAGGTTTTCAAGGTACTGATGGTAGCTTTGGTGGACAAGGTGTTCAAGGACCTGCAGGTTCTGTTCAAGGTTTACAAGGTACCTCAGGCGATTTAGGCGATGATGGTGCACA